GGGGTCGCCGCCCATTGCTTTCCACGTTGCCTCAGTCGTTTGAAACAAACCAAAAGCAGAAGAAGTCTCAGGGCTAACTTTCGGGTCTAACTTGGCGTTCTCAGCGCGCAAAATACCAAGCACCGTATCCGGGTTGAGACCACGGCGAGCCGCTTCGGCGCGAACTTTGTTGAGAATTTGCTCGTCAGTAAACCCGCCGCCAGCGTACGTCATGATGCCGCCTTTGGCAGCACGGGTGCCCATAGCTTCCATGTTAGATGCGGGCAGCGCTGCCAGACCAGCTCGTTGACGCAACTCAGCTACTTTTTGTTCTTTAACGGTTGGCTGCATACCCATAGGGGCAGCTTGGGCCATCTGGTCAGCTTTAATAGCATCGCGGCGAGCCTTCTCGCTCATTGCCATAGCGAGCATCATGGCGTCATTTTTGTTGGCTTCTGCAAACTGACCCAGCGCGTCGTTGTCAAGAATAGCCAGCTTCTTAGCTGTGGACATGTACTGAGGCGTCATCAGTTACCCCTTAATTTTTTGCATAGCCAAAGCGGTCAGACCTTTTTCGGTAGATACGTCGCCGCCTTCTTTAAAAAACAGACCTTTACCCAACATCCCTAGACCCAGCAACTGCTGGCCAATGCCGGGCTGAGCTTGACGGTACATAGATGTAGAAGTTTGACCGACGGGTACACCGCGCAGCATGTCGGCAAAGAACCCCAGCTGCTCGTACGGATAGCGCTGCTCGGCCATGCCTTGTTCGTACTCGATGTCTTTCATCGCCTGCTGGAGCCCGCGCTCTTCTTGACCCAGCTCGCGCTGCATGCCGAGAATGTCTTTTTGCTGACCGAAGCGGGTAGCCCCTAGACCACCAAGTGTTTGAGCCAACTGACCAGCCTGCCCCAAACCTTGTAGACCCAACTCAGCGCCAAACCGCTGAGCTTGTTGAGCGGCCTCGAAGCCTTTCTGCAACCCAAGCGCTTGGATGTCACCCTTTTGCTGGGCCAAGTTACGGTTGGCTTCAATATCAGCAAACTGTGCACGAGTGCCACCAAACGCACCGGCACGAACAGCCTGCGAACCACGTTGAGTAGCAGCAATATCTGCCTGACGCTGCGCTTCGCGTTGCTGAATGTCCACCACGTTCTGCATGTATGGGGACATATATTGTTGAATCTGGCTGGGATCGGTAGCCATCTGTTGATATTGTTGGCCAGCCATTAAAGACCCAAGCCCAGCTTCTCCTGCCAACCCCATCGCCCCACCTAGAGCGGCATCAGGCTGTAGAGCGCCTGCTTGCTCTCGAACCTGCTGCTCCATAGGAGTCAAACCTGCGACGCGCTCTTCTGGCGTCATAGGTGGCGGTTGATACGGCTGACTGGTCAGCGCTTGGGTTTTACCCAGTATCTCTTTGGCGTACGGCTCAGCCCAGGACGGCAGTCCGCTTGTTGTAGTCTGTTGTGCAGGGGTTCCACCACCACTCATGGTTTTTCTCCAAAAAACTTTTGGTACATAACGTCCTGTACCTCAAATCCGTGTACTTGTGCGGCCTTCCTCCAGCCCGGGCGACCGATAAACTCGATGCCAGCGCAATCGGCATCTTGGGCAAACTTCTCTAGCGTCTCAAACGCTTTATGTTCTAGCTGTTCCATAATCCCAGTGTTACCTGCGCAATACTGCACACACAGCATTCTGCACCGGGGGTACGTCTTAACTTCGGTGATGTAGTGTCCGTGGACTTTAGCCTCGTCATGGCCAATCCACAACTGCATCTGCCCGTTAAGAATAAAACGCAGCAAATCATCAATCACAGCCCGCCCCCTTGTCCACTTCTCTGACAAGTAAAAATGCGGCATCAGCTCCGGCAAAAACCGCGACACGTGGCCGACAGGGACGAGTGATATCTCCATTAGGCTTTCATCGCCTTTGCCATCACTTTGTTAGGGTCGATCTGGTTGGCTTGCTGGGTTCTGCCATAGGCTTGCTTACGCGCCTCGTCCATCACGGCATAGAGATTTTTAGCACCTTTGCTCATATCCCCACCACCCATAGCGCGGACAACCCCGGGCGGCACATAGGCTTCACCATTGGAGATAAGCGCGGGTTGGGTACCGGCAATGTTGGCTGGGATAGAGTCGCTCATGCCGTCGCCATCGCCACGGATCATCTGTATCTCGGGGCCCATGTTGTTGCGCAGGGCTTGTAGACCGGCTTGGCTGCTGCCGTTACCCATCGCGGCTACCACATCAGCAGGTAGGATAAACGAGTTGTCTTCCATGGACATGCCCTTGGCTGCGCGTACAACACCGCCCTTGGCAATCACACTGGTACCATAATCGGGCAGATAACTTGCGTCCACAGGACTTAGCCCCCCACCAAAAACACTAGGCCCAACAGATGGCGCATCAATTCCACCAGCTTCAGGGTCAATGCCCAAACCATAACCACCAAGAGCAAGGGCCGCGTCGCCAGTAATACCCGCAGTTTCGCCAGGGCCGGGAGGGCCAAAGGGGGCACCGGGGGCTGTAAGACCAAACATATCACCGAGACCACGAGCTATAGCACCAACAACACCGCCTTTTCCTTGAAAATCAGCAAACTGTTGCACAGCGTTGGTCAAATTGTCCATGATGTCTGAAAGACCGCCCTTGCCGCCGCCTTGTTGACTGGTGCTGCTCTCACCGTCGCCCTTATCACCACCCTTACCACCGCCAAAAGGTGTGGGTGTGGGCGGAAGCGGCCCGGTATCGGGGCCATCTTCGTAAAATTTAAAATCTGCCGGTTTGCCAGCAGCAATGTTAGCGGCTGGAGTTTGCTCTTCAACCAATGTATACGTTTGAGTTTTTGGGTCATACTTATACACATAAGGTTTGTTGCTTCCGCCGTCTGCCATGCGTCGGGGCGGCACAAGACTAGCCAGACCCGCTTCGTAGCCGCGCTGCAAGTCGTTACTCAGGAGTGAAGATAGTCCGTTCATAGTGCTTTTATTTTAGTCTGTCAAGTCGTAATATGAAAGAGCCCCGATGATGTCATCTGAGCCGCTGAGTGTTCGTGCTGCAAGGGTGTAAATATCACTCGTACCTGATAAATCCACGCCCAGTTGCAAATCGAAGTTGTATTGTGATCCTTGGTCAAGGGTGGTCGACCCCTGATTGCTTCCAGCTATGAAAGTTGTGCTTACGATAGTTCCACCCGTAAGGGCCGTAGCAGTCACGTCATAGTCGACGTTTAACGAATTGCTGGTGAACGACGCCCCGGTCAAGGTCGGGTTCTTAATTAGCGCCACCTCATAGTCCAGCACCGTGCCAACTGGTAGTGCCGTAAACTGCGACGGGATGACCACAGCGCCTTCAGACCCGCTTTTGATGCGAATGGACACAATAGGCTGGAACGAAGTGGTAGCCGCCATCAAAGTGGTACGGCGCGCCCAAGCAGGGGCTACTCTCTGGTCATAACCACCCTCAGACATAACCGTAGAGCAAATCTGCTGCAAGCTGGACGGATCGCCCGCACCTGCGGAATCTTCAATCTCGTAACGAACTGGCAGCGTAGCCGTGGTCATGTATACAGATGTAGCAGTATTAGCGTGGTGGAAAGAATGGCAAACATACAACTTACCATCCTGTACAAAACCACAGCGTACGGTGCCAACGCCCAGCCACTCAAAGTCCATGTACAGAATCTGCGTCTTGGTTGGGTCTAGGGTCACACCGCTTGCGCCTGTGCCGTCCATTTTGTCGCCGTTCCATGACGCTTGGGCAACCGACTCGCTAACTGAGCCGTTCTTCATGATCTCAAAGTACAGGGTCGAGCCGCTGCGACGGAAGTACACCCCGTTGGTGCCGTCAAAATAACCAACTTTAGTCTCTACCCCAGCAAGGGCAGCACCCATAGAGAACGTGGCAAACACCAACAAGCTCTTACCGGGCTGATAAGGGAAAACCCTATATGTCTGACGTACTGCACTCTCAGAAGCCGTGCCGTCCAGTGCTAGAGTTACTGAGCTATTGGTCGAAGAATATGTGGAGGTAGCACCAGCGCTAAGCGACTCGTCAAACTGATGGTCTTTTTGGAAGCGATTGTCACTATTAAACAGCGTATAGGGGGCAGACGTACGTAGCCGACCAAACGCATCACTTGCGGTGCCAAGTGGGTAAATGCCTGTTTCGCCACCAGCCACGTTAAGCTCCCGAAGCAGATTGGTTAATCGGTTGAAATAAAGACGCAGAACATTGCTGTACTGATCTTGAAACTGCGGATCCCATGTGTCGGGCGCAGAAACAAGCCGGGGCGGCTCCGGAACAATGATGTCGGTTACCGGGTCTACCCGTGGGTTTGTAGCCATTAGCGACGCCCATCTTGTTTCAGGTTAATGCGTGGCACACCGAGTTGCCACTGGGTTCCAAGCGTGTTTGACTCAATCTTAAATGCCATCTGACGCCCACGCACCCGGATCGGTAACTGGTCAGTAAATCTCTGCACTGTGTACTGACGGGTTGATGTGTAGTTATTTGCGCTCACCACATCCCCAGTTTCAGTCGTACCGTAGCTGCTGCCCGGATATTGACGTGGGGTCAAGCTAAACGTAACCTGCGGCGCAGCGGCGGTAGAGCCATCAAACTTAACGTCAGGAATCATGCGCCAGCCGTATTGGAACTGATACCCGTCCGCCAAATCAAAGTCAGCAGATGTGATGTAAGAAGTCATGGCTGCGCCATCAGCATCAACGCCATCCTCGTGGTTGTACAAGTCACCATTAGACCCAGCATACCCAGTAGCCACCGGGTTGTTACGCAGTGGGGTGTCTAGCCAAGCGGTGCGATCTAAAGTGCCGTAATACCAAATCTTGTCGGTGTAGTTAAACACAATATAGCGATCAACCGTATTAGAACCCTCGGAGCAGTAAAACCACCAAACCTCATCAAAGCCTTCGTTCGTGGTGGCAAATATTTGATAGTGCTGGTCTTTGTTTATGTTGTTAAACACCCATTGCCACAATGGGCACGGCAGCGTATTGACCCGACCATCGTAGTAATAAAACTTATCTTCACCCATCCAGAAGGTAAGATTAGCTGCGGTGGCTACGGCGTTAGGGCCTACGATAGAAGTGTTTGCGCCAACCTGCTGGAAACCCCACACAAAAGGAGCGCCAAGATACTGCATCGAGTACACAGCGGCGTCGGTAAACACCAAAATCTCTTGACGCTGCGGCTTGATTGCAATGATTTCAGAACCCGCCGAGAGCGTAAAACTACCCGCTTGATTGGTGATAGCAGGTGTCCACGTAGAGTAATCTTCTTGGTCTGACCAACGTACCAGCAACGGGTTAAGCGTGGTGTCAAAGTAATCATTACAGCCAAACGCAATCACAAAACGCGACGAGTCGCTAACATGCACTATGTTGCACTTGCTGGGGCAACTGGTATCAGTTTGCCAAAACGCTGCGGTTACGCCCTGACTACTTGTGGCGGTGTTGGTGTTAGTTGAAGAAAGAACCTGAGCGCGGTTGTACGTGTTAGCAGTTTGGCACAACCATAAATATATCGGCCCACCACGAGCGTTGAGTAGTAAGTTCTCGCCGTAGTTACTCTGGCTCCACAACCGCATATTTACGCCTACACCTGTAGCCCCAGATTCGCCCCAGCCAGTCCAAGCGCTTGTAACTTGAGTAACCGTAGCGCCAGAACTATGAGACGCCGCAGATGTTCCGAGTGCGCCGCGAGTACACCCAGTAAATGTGGTGCTAGTAGTACCGATGTAAGTAATTAATTCGGAGTCAATAATTATGGTGCCGGTTGAATCAAACCCCGTTGTGCTAGTTACTGTGATAGTGGTGTCTGAATCGTTTAAAGCGCCGTTTAAGGTGTTAACCGCAGTACCTGTAAAAGTACCACCCCAGTATCCAGCACCCCACCCAGTAGCTACTGTGTAATTTTCGTTGCCGGTGTTAATTTGAAATTCGGCGTCGATTGCAGTGCCACCACCCGGAGATCCAGAAGCATCTGTAGCGTCAGCAGTTACAGAAACCGTTATAGTGAAATTATCAGAGTCAATATACTCAGTTACTTGGTGCTCAGCATTAAGGATGCCAGCGGAAATGTTACCGCCAAGCCCAACGGCACCACTAAAAGTAACAAAATCACCTGCTTGAGCCCCATGACCAACAATGCTTACCGTGATGACCGCCGACCCATCTGTAGCAGTAAAGCAGTTATCCGTTACCGTTGTAGATAGGGTAGTTCTAATTGGCGTTATGTCGTATATAAAACCATCAGTGGAATCTTGTATATAAAATTTTAGGTGCGTGCCTAAACCCAAAAGATTAGACCCAGCTAGCGTAATCCAGTTCCACAACGAACGGCAGACACCCCAAAACCTACCGGTCGGCGGAGTATACGCAGCCTCAAGCGGGCCACTATCTTTAGTCCACCCACCAATTTTCTCCGGCAAACCGCCACGAAAACGCACTTTGTCGCACTCAAACCATGAGCCTTCGTTAGACAATGTGGTGGCGTTACGTCTTACACCGGGTTGAAATTTAAGTGCTTGTAATGGCATTTAAGACCCCCGAACGCGCACATCAGAGTAGCACGCAGCTACAAACGGCGTCGATCTGTCAAGGTTAATTTCTCTTACCAATTCCATACATTTCTTTTCATCAGGCACTTCCAACTTATGCGCCACCTGCAATGAATTCCCCGGGCCAGCCACGAAGATAAGCACTGCAATGATGGTGTTCATTACATAAGCTCGAAGTGTGGCCCGTCAATAAACGGGCGTTTGCCTTGCGACCTACGCAGGTCGATGTATGTGGTCATGGCGTCTTCCATCTTGCCCTGCCACGTGCCAATGTCGTCGATGTGCCAAGCGCCGCCCCAGCGGATAGTTACTTGGTATTCTTTAGCCGCAGCAGCCATTGCGTCTGCGATGTCGTCATAAAGGTTTAGTTCCCAAGAAACGCGCCCGTCGATATAGGCTACCAAGTCCACAGCCAAGCCGTCAATGTGCTTGGATTTCATGGTTTTGCTAGCGCCTTTGGCAACAAGCTCTGCTTGTCTAGCGACAGAGCGCACGCCCTCGGATACGCCGAAATCTACTTTAGTCAGCTCGATAGCGCGTTTAACGACCACGACGAGGCTATCTTCTACCCCTTCAAGTCGGTCTAAGCTGCGTTGCGATAGCTCAAAGCTCATTTGGTCAACCCCTGTTTCTTCTCATAGGTACGGAGACCCCCCAAACCAAGCATGCCTAACAACACCGTCATGAGGCTGTCCATGTCGAACGCAGGCAGTGGTGGAAGTGTAACTCCGAAGTACGCAGTTGTAAAGGTTAAAAGGGGTTGTACTACAAAATGCCACGCCAACGCAACCCCGCACGTCCAGCCGATGAATGGACGCCACCCCGAGACAAAAGTGGACTTATGTGCGGCTTCGGTCTTGTTGACCTCAATCTGACCTTTTGCGAGCTCTTGGGCATGCTTTTCGGACATTGTGGCGATCTCATGTGCCAGCTTTGCCTTTTGGTCTTTGTCCTCAATAAACTTGTCTAGCAGCCCCGTTACTGGGCCAATCAACGCTTGCAACATAAAACCCCCATCATACTTTACCCATCATCTCAAAGCCCAGCATCACCAGCCAAGCCAAAGCAGCCAGCAGCGCGGCGATAAGTCCTGTGTAAAACACCGCGAGAAAAAACTCCTGTCGCTTGTGCTTCTGTAGTAACTCGACCCGCTTGCGCTCCATTGCAATCCGCTCGCGCTGGCGCATCATCTCAAGGTACGTCTCTTGCCCATAGCGCAGAATAATCATGCTGCGGAGCTCGCGCTCCATTTCGCCCAGCTTTTGCCGCTGCACCACAAGCTGTAGTGCCTCTTCTTCTACCGACCCGGCGCTTAGCAGCTTCTTAAATATGGGCGGGTTTTTGGCTTTTTCTTCTGCCTTGGCTATGTCGGCCTTAGCCCCAAAAAACTTACCGATATAGCCCGCGACATCCTCAATCTCACGCCCAACTTCCACCGCTTTTTTGATGGTGTTGAACGCCGTCGTGGCGACGGTAAAGGCGGTGATTGGGTCGAGCATTATCTAAACCAAGGGCCTACTAGCCATGTAACGATAGACCTCCGAATGCCCTTGGTAACAGGCTCAACACCATGCACTAAAAACGATGGAAATACTAGCGCCGTACCAGCACCTTGCGGAGGGTAAATTTTATTTTCTCCGTTTTTAATAAACAAACGGCCCCCCTCAAAATCGTCATTCAAAAACACCAGCACAGTTAGCTTACGGCACTCGGTATCACCCGGGTTTATAAATGTATCGACGTGAGCGTGATAGTGACCTTCTTTATCGTACTTTAGGTACTCAGTCTGATTAGAGTGCGTGACATCAAACTTCCATGCTTGATTATTAGCAGACAAACCAAGGCCAGCCATTGTGGCCCCAATCCCGCGATAAGAGGGCAACGAAACGCGCCTTACATCACGAACATCTTTATCTATTACGCCGTCTACCCCAGCACCGATTGGCGCTTGCTCCCCTTTTGCTTGTGCCTCAAGACTCTCGATAAGTTTGCGGCAGGCTTCGGGGGTCATTGCGTCGGAATATGTCAGATATGTGTAATCCGGTTTAGTGTGGTGAGACAGCTTAGGGCGCTTGTCGTATTTCCACTCAGCGTGGGGGCCATCGGCATCGACGTAGTGCAAAAACACCTGTGCTTGCCATTTACCTTCTTTGTAAGGCTCGCGCCAGTGATGCTTATCCATGCCGTGGTATAGCACCGCATCGCCCACACCCATATCCACTCTAGATGCGTTTACACCACCCTCATCCCCTATATAGATAGGCCACACGTCGCCATCAAAGCCAAGCGTAATCGTGGCGCTGATTTCGCAAGAAGGGCGATCTGTGTGGATTTTTAACTCGTCATCGGGGGCATAAAGACGTGCGTAGGCATAGGTAGGGTAAAGCCGTTTACCAGAAGCAGTTTCAAAGTGTGGCAGCAACTGCTCCAACAAGGAGTCAAACACAGGTGCACCGGGAACGGATTTAGACTTAGGACACTGAGGATCTTGTGTGGTCGCGCCTTCGGCGACGAGCTTTTTTAGCTCATCTGTTAACTGGGCGCAGTTTTCTTTGTCCAAGAACTCCGGCAAATGCACGTAGCCTTGCGCCCTCAAGATGTTCATTTGTTCGCACACGAGTTTTACTCTTGTTTTGATTACTCAGGTTGAGACACATCTTCAGGTTTTACATAACAGCTACCGTCTTTATAGTACCAATCGTCCGCGACGCAATCATCCGGACAATCCACCCAGATTAAACTGTTATGTACTTCAAAAGTATTCTGCTCAACTTGGGCAACTCGTTGGCAATCTGCTATTTCTGACCATACCGGTTCCCAATCGTTGGTTACAGCATTTTGTTGCCAAGACGAAACCCAACGATGTGTAAAAGATTCGTTAGGAGAAATAAGTGCTTTCATTAGTAAAACTCCTCAACAATAACGATGCCTGCTGCACCGGCACCTCCGGGCGCTGTGCCACCGCTCAAAGAAGTCCCGCCGCCACCGCCACCGCCATAAGCGCCACCAGCTCCTCCCGGGTACGTGCCGGGGAATACAGCGTATGTGCTTCTTCCGCCACCACCAAATATGGAGTTGCCGCCGGTTCCACCAGCATTGCCACCAATAACATTGGTACCATTACCGCCAACCATATTAAAAGTACCACCAGACCCTGAGCCTCCGGCTCCACCGGTTCCACCACCGGGGCTGGGGACAACACCCCCAGTACTACCTGCGGTAGCAGAACAAAACGCACCAAACGAATTGGTGCCGGGGCCAGCAGTAACAGAAACAGGGCCGGGAATAGCCGGGGCATCTAGATACTCAATGGCTGCGCCTCCACTACCACCGCCAGCACCGGTGCCAGAAGCAGGGGCCGTTCCGCCCGCACCACCAGCACCAACAACAGTGACTTTCACCGCCTTCAGACCTGCGGGCTTAGTCCATGTACCGGGGCTTGTATAGGCGTTTAAAGCGTAACCGCCGCCCCCAGTAGCAGCCGTTGTTTGTGTTGTAGCATCAGGAAACGTGATGCCTGTGTTTGTAATTGATGTAGCCATTTAATAACTCTCCAAATTAAGGCGAACCAGCCGCGCTAATGTTGCCAAGAACAATTACGTCGCCAGAAGCGTCTATAGAAAAAAGCGCCGTACCACCACTTGTCTTAATTACTATCTTTGATGAATCTTCTTCAATTACAAAATTAGTTGTAGTAACGGTAGTTGAGTTTGTGGCGTTTGTAACAGCCGTGGTTCCGATAGCCGCCACAATATCTGCCTCAGAAGCAACGCTTAGTGCCGAAGCATCATTACCCCGGATCAGACCGCCAGAAGTAAACGTATAAGCGCCGGTACCGCCAGAAGCTACGGGTAAGTGCGTTGTGGTTTCTACTACATTGGTGCCGTCGGTATAAAGCACCATAGACTTACCATTCGGCACAGTTATGCCGGTACCGCCAGATGTTTTAACTACGATACTTTGACCGCCAGTGGTATTGTTCTGCACCACATAAGGCTTCTCAATAGTGGGTACTACCAAGTTACGAGTATCACTTAAAGTAACCCCTGACGTTACGTTAAGTACAAAATTACGTGCAACTTGGGTAGAAGGCGAGTCGGTTAACGATAAAATTAAATCCGGCCCGTCTGACGGAAAGTTTGGGTTACCATACCCAACAATAGCCTCTTCTAACGCTGTGCCAAGGTTAGTGTTCGTCGTGGTGCCCCAAGCACCTGCTTGTTCGCCCGGATTGATTAGCTCAATCTTAAGGCTTGTCGAGTATGTTGATGCCATTTAGGTACCTCTTTTAGGCTACAGGGAGTACTTTACTCCCAAATGTTGATTTGTTCAATAGAGTGTTCATACTTCACCCCAGTTTTGATTTTGTACTACCGCGATTAGCGCCTCGACATTATCGCAAGCAACAATGGCGGTTTCAAGTCTCTCAGCCTCTGTCAAGATAGCAGCACGTTTAGCCACCACATCAGCGGGAATAGCAACGTCACGTTCAGCCTTACGGATCACCATCCAATCGGTCGCAGCCAGCATCTTGCCAGCCGTGTCTTTGACCTGTGCAATCCACACCGACTTCAGCCCTTTGGTAACCAGCCGTTCATCGCTGTCCACCATGCTTTCGGTCGCAGCGTCATAGACCTGCACCCACATCGGGTTGCCCTCGGCGTCCACTTCCTCGCGGTCTGCCAACTCTTTGGGATTGTTTACATCGCCGTTCCAATAGAAGCGGTCATCAGCGCGAACAGGATCTGCCACCTCGGTGATGCCAATGGCGGCTTTCTCTGCGGCAGACGCAAGGCGTAGCCAGTTGGCTGGGTATTGGATGCCATTAGCCGTGAAAGCACGACCAACAGGCAAAGGGTTGTTGTTAAGCATGAACATTGTTGTTACCTCGCGAGGGAATTTTTAAATGGGTTTTCGGCAAATGCCATGTAGATGTATGTGCTACCTGAAGCGTTATTGTCATTGTCGGCTTGACGCAACTTAAACCCGTTAGATAAAGCGTCGCCTGTAGCGGATGCTGATGTTTCAGCATTAGCAAGATTAGCATACAACAAGTTATTCACAACATTATAAGTTCCAACAGGATTTAGTTCCCACATCTGCCAGTTGCCAGTAGAGTTTGTACGCTTTATAAGGATTAGACGGGGACGGAAACCTAGATAAACAAACGCCCCGTCAGTACTCCCATTGCCCGTGTACGAACCAAACTTGGAAAAGCCCTCGACGTCGGCGAAGCAGTAGGCGACGATCTCGTTGGTGCTTTTATTTGTGGAGTTGCCAGTTCCAACAGAAAACACTGTGCTTGTGGGTACGGTTGAGTTCCACACACCGGCACTGGTTGTTTTTGCTGCGGTGGTGTTCAGAACGATGTATTCTGTTGATCCGAACCCAGTGAACCAAACCGTCCAGACTTGTGCGCCATCATCTCGGTTCTTCACAATCACCATCTTCGGCGCAACACCCAAGCCATGCCCCACCGTAGCGTTAGCACCAGTACCTGTATAAGTCACAATCGAAAACCCAGCGGTAGTGTTGGCGCTGACAGTTGACTCTATCGTGCCTTCGTTGTTGGTTACACCGCTGCCGTTGGCTTTCCAGCCCCAAATTACATAGGTTGCGCTTGACTGGTTATTGGCTAGGTTTGCCGCACGATAAGTAACATTTGCGCCGTCAGTCGCTAGGTCTAATTGCGCTCCCGGATTTTGTTCTGCATCTGTAGTGTTAGACAAAAGCACATTGCTGTTTCCTCGCAGAACATCGACCAAACTGTGCGAATACGCAACCGAGCGACCTTTGTGCCAAACCATATCTGGATTAAAACCAAAGCCCGTTACAGTCTGGCTTGACCCATTACCCGTATAAGTCACCGTATTGAAATACTCACTCCCATCCTCAATAGTCGAGTCAGGCAGGTTGTATGTGTTCAGACTCTTAAAGTCTGTCGGTGGGGTGTAGGCAAAGGGGCGTTGACCGAAGTTGGCAGTAAATGTGCCGCTTACAGTATTGTCCGACACAGCCGCACAGTAGGCAGTAGAGGTGGAGATACTGCTTGATGATGGGTTGCTACCAGTAGCGGGTGCGCCACTAGCCAGCCAAGTACCATTCACTCCATACCAAAGTTTGCCAGCGTCTTGGTCAAAGGCAAGCATATAGACAACGCCGTTGCCTTGCGTGTACGAGCCATACGAGGTGGCGGCGCCATTATCAAACTTTCGGTCAGTATAGGAAGCATCCAAAGCGTAGCCAAGTTTCCCGCTGTCACTCATGTTATTTGTTGGTGGTTGGCTCTGAGGCATGATTCCAATGACCTGCGTGCCTCCGCTGTTGACGCTATCCGACGTAACTTCCCAGTACCACTTGCCACTTGGGAAAGCGATTGTCGATTTGATGCTTCCGTTTGAACCGTTGGTGACTACCTTGAGATTTCCATTGGTAACAGATGAGATTCCATTGTCTTTATCTAACGGATTCCAAGTAGCATAGTTCGCCGCATCCTCACTCGTCAGCGTTGGCACATCAGTCATGGAGTCGTAGGTTGCCCCGCTGGTCACGCTGATGTTGTTAGCCGTCCAGTTGTTGCTATTGCCGCTGGTGTCATAGCCCAACGTGGTGGTGGTACTGTTATCGCTGAAGTTCAGGTAGAACCCGTTCGTGCCATACGTCCCGGTGTACTTGATTGGTTGCCATACCCCGGTGTCTGAGTTGTATTCGCCGAAATAGGTGGGGTCTAGGGCTTGACCGTCAACGAAGTTGATTTCGGTTAGGTAGCCGTCGAAATATAAACTACCTGATGATGGTCGTCTGCCAAAGTAATGGGCAACATTATTATTAATGTGACTATCGTAATTTAATGAATAATAACTTGCCGTTGAAAAGGCGGTAACCTGAGACCCGTTAATATAAATTTTAATACGGTCAGATGATGTCGCTTGTGTCGTATCGACTTCAATAACTATGTGATACCAAGCCGAGGGGTCACGAAATACCTGACTTGTTTGCAGCAACATTGTTTGCGTACTGCTATTTAATTGCCTGAACTGTAATTCGCCAGTGCTGTTAAATGAAATATATGTTTCATTACCGGATGACCCAGCACCGCCCAGCATTTGTTGCGTTCCAATACCGGCGTATTTAAACCAAATGCTATATGTCCAAGTCTTGCGGTTGCCAGCAGACGCAGGTGTCCGACTCAAATAAGCAGACGCACTAGAACGCAAGCGCAGGCTGCGGTCGATGGTGTAGACACCGCCCTGACCTGATGCGCCAACCAGTGCGTTGTTCTTAATTAAGCTCATGAGTAGTTAGCCGTAAATACAGCATGGATGGATGTGGCGCTACGCACTACATAGTCAACCCGGTCAACGGCATCAGGATCTGTGCTGAGTGTCGGCGCTGTGCCGCCGATGAAGTCCCAGTAGCTGCCCCACGACAACGTGCGACTACCCGTGCCGTCTTGGACGATAAAGATTGAACCCGTCTGCCCAGCGATTGGACTTGTTGGGTTAGCCATTGTTCGGTTGCCACCAAGCGTCACTGAGAACGTACTGTTAGCAGTCAAATCAGGGGTGATAGTAGCCCCGTCAGTCAACGTACCAACCGCCCCCGGCAGCGTCAAGGTGTAGTCATTTGCGGTGTTGGCGCTATCAAAACTAACGCTGCCACCTGATGGGTTTTGGATTACGACGCCCATTTAGGCACCTCCTTTAGGGTATTTGTCTTTGACCGCCTGAATCGCAGCAGCCATGTCAGAAGGGAACACACCAGCGTGAAACAAGGCATCTAGTTGATCACCAATGGCGGGGTACTCTGCGGCACGACTTGCTTTGTAGGCGTTAGGGTCAACCCAAGCATTGACAGCAGCCATGTCGATTTCGACCTTGTTGCCTTGAGTATCAAAAGCCCCAGCAGTGTCATCAACCGTAACCACCTGTGGGTATAACGAATAAATTGCTTGGTGGTTCATCCTGCAATCTCCATAACTGTAATAGTTGAAGCAGTCCTTGCAATAACTGAAGTGTCTGAATCTGCGTTAGTTCTATTTACGGCAGCAGTTCCACCCTGTGTCTTAATTTGAATTTTGTAAGTTGTAGCCGATGTTGTAGACGGAGAATCCAAATGCTGCACACCAAAATTTACAGCGCCGTTGCTATCAGGAAGTCTTCCTTGGGCTGAGGCTTGTGCTCTACTTCCAGCAGAGTCACCAATTGCAATTGGTGTACTACCTCTAAGTAATTGAATCATACCGTTATAAGCGGACGAGGTATTCCCAACATTTGTCATAACAGAAACAAAAATTTTGCTTGTAGAACTTGTTGGAGTAATAGAAACAGATAACCCAGTTACGTCTACATACGAAGTGCTAGTAGTCGTAAAAGTATCAGTCTTGGTGGTACTCACAACCTGCAACACACTACCCGCTGGCAGTCGTGCAGAGGCAACTGTTCCTGTCAAATCTGCGGCATCTAAACCAGCCGCCGATGTAATGTCAGGCGTCGTGATGCCCGTTGTGCCGTTTAGCGTGATGGACATTTTTCTCTCCTAGATTACAACGTAGCGACTGCCGCTGGACACGGTGACTGTGACGCCTGAGTTGACCGTGACAGGGGCGGTGGTACATCAGACTCATACAATAGTCCACACACTTCCACTAGGCACCGTTACCGTAACCCCACTACCCAAGGTCACCGGCCCGCCGCTAATAGCGTTATTCCCAGTATTGATTGTTGAAGATTCAGTTATCGTGGCCTTGTTCTCAATATAACCCATGCCACCTAAAACCGAACGCCCTGCCGGGTAGGTAACAAAAACGTCTTTACTGCCCGCAGAAAAACTTACAGCAGAGCCTGCGTTACTGGATGAAAATATAGTATCTCTAGACAATGTGGTACCGCTGGCGGTGTACGTACCTAAGCCAACTTCCCAGTCACCCGCGCTGGAGTCCACAATAGCGTAGTACGTTGTGTTGCCGTCACCCACCACGCTGAAAGATTGAAAACCGCTTTCGGCACCGGCTAGCGTAATCGTCCCAGTGCCGGTTGTCGTGGTGGTCTCTTTGACCCGATCAGCTACTACAAGTGCCATTAGTTCAACCCCGAAGTATCAATACCCGACCATTCGGTCGATTCGCTGGTGTCAATATTGCTCCACCCTCCAGCCCCAGAACTATCTAACACACCCCAAGCCACCGCCTGAGCGGTCTGCACGTTGCCCCATGATGTGCTCTCTGAGCTATCCACATTCTGCCAATCGACTGTCTGGCTGTCATCTATAAGCTCCCACAAAAACCGAGCCGTGGTTATATCAACAGCCGTACCGGACTCCAGTACAGACGCAATAAATGCCATACGAGCAACAAATGCAGCGGCAGCATCAGCCTGCTCTTCCATGCTAGCGACAAACGCAGCAGTAGCGGCATAAGAATCCGAACCCACTACGGCATCTGACGTATTGCTTGCAAATGTAACAGCCCCAGCTTCAGCATCGTCTCCGGTAGCCGCGTCGGCAAAAGCCCCGCCAAATGTCACACCTGCGGCAAGCAGATCAGAAATTGTGGACGAATCCGCAATATCACAAACAAAAGTCTGAACACCGGCAAAAACAGCATCTCCTGAGACGCTATCGGCAAAATCTACAACAAAGTTAGCTGCCGTTACAAACGACTCGCTACCCGACGTCAAATCAGACAGAGACGTGCCAAATGTTGCGGCTGCGGACTCAACGCCAGAAATATCCGATGTTTCCGACAGAGAGGCCAAAACATCAAAAGCACCCGAAACACTGTCTGCGCCGTCAACGGTATCTGCTACATCTGACAACACAACTTGGCTAACAGACTGTGCGCTATCTCCAACAACAGTTTCCTGAACATCTGTGTCAAATAGTTGCGTGGCCTCTTCGCTATGCGTAGCAGATAAAGAATCAGATACCTGAGTACTAAATGTCTGGATCGACGACGGAGCATCATCAGCCGTAACGGTGTCGGCAAAAGTGAGAACTATAAGATTTACACCAACGTAAGCATCAGAGGCCGTAGCAGTATCCGATAACTCGGCTTTAGCCGGCGCTCTACCTTCTATAGTTTCACTGGCTTGAGTATCTGCTACACCATTAAAACCCCAAGCGTATTCGCCCCAAGCGTTGTCTGACCATCCTCCAGACCCTATAAAGCACTCGTTTATTTTTAATGCGTCGGCACCGGCGTCCGCAGCTGTGCTGCTCTCTGACAGAGCAACTTGGTATACGTTACCTGCTAGGCTCGCATACGGTGTTACAGCTAAGCCGGATATGCCGAACATACATTACGCCGCCGCTTCTAGCTCGCTTTCAGCAAACCAACGGGTTTGGTTAACACCCTGAGCATCTACCCAAGAGATGCGGTAGTGAATTTCGCCCGTGTTTTCATCCATGCGAAAAGCCTCGACTGGGCCTGTGGGGATAACCGCAATCACCCGTACAGATTCATTTTTTGCAAATCTAGTAGCCATCAATTACCCCTTAAGCTGCGTCAAGGCTAAACGTGTAGGTAACAGTCAGCGTATCGCCACTGACCACCGAACGATCGCCGGGAGAAGCAAAATCACCAGCCGAGAACAGAATCCCAGAAGTGCCGCCCTTGGTGTTGTCGCTGGTCAAAAACGCGCCGCCGATTGTTGCCGTCGCATTGATGCTGTAGCTAGCAGCCGAACCAGAATTACTAATAACCGAGGGATCGGCAGTACTGGCAGCGCCAAACGAACAGGCCGGACGGGTAGATTCTGAATAGCCCGTTTCTTCTGTCCAACCGGCATGGCTAGCCATCGTGTCGCCAGCAGCGGGGTTGTTCGATGCGCCAGCGCCATACAAGCCAATGTACCAAGCAGCCGTGTAACCAGAGCCGCTAAAGTACTTGTCGTTCATATCTTTTAGACCGACGTTAACCACTAGGTTTGGTGTGCTGGCTTCCCACTTAAGGTTGCCTTCAGCATCAAAACATTTAACAGCAAAAACACCGCCGCCCTTGATAGCAGCGCCAACACCACCACCTTGGGTCACAGTGCTGCCAATTGCATCACTAGAACGAGATTTATCAATAAGCATTTTTATGCTCCTTATGAAATACGGATGATGGCGCTATTAGCGTCAGCGGTTGGAAAGGTCACGGTAAAAGTGGAGCTAGAAGAAGATCTGTCTGCCCCAAAATCCAGCACAGCAACTGCCTTGTTTGCCTTGCTGCTGTTGTAAATCAACGCCCCACGAGCGGTGATTGTGCTGGATGCCCATGATGTGTTCGAGAACGACACGTATGCCGTTGTGCCAGATGAACTCGGCGTCGTTGAAACTGTCAGTGTGTTACCACCAGCAGAATACCCCGTACCACTCACCTCATTGGTTGTCGTGTAAACGGTGTTGTCAGCGTTCAACGTGGCGTCGGCTGTGTACAGCGCCATCTTAAATGTGTCAGAGCTAAAGTCGTGCGTGCCAGATAGCAGCTCTTTCTTAAAGCTCGTGCATTGTGCTTGTGTGATTGCCATATCAGGTCACCGGCACCCTTGCTTGTCCAGAACGATACGCATCCTGACGCTCCAAGCCATCGCCCAAACGCTTAGCCAGTTGTAGAGCTTCTTGATATTTTGCGTTATACAGTTGGAGCAGATCCGGCTCGCCCTTCATAAAGGTATAAGCCTCAACCAACGAGCCGTACAACAGCACCGAGTCGAAGTTATCACCCAGCCAAGTTTCGCCAGAAGCAGCAACAGTAATCGACTCTGGGTAGTAGTAAAAGTGCAGCTCTACGCTATATGCAGCATCAGGGGTTGGGCCAAGGATAAACGAAAGCTCGTTAGTAATAGTCGGTGACACCCCAGAAGTCGTAGTCGGCCCAAACAAAGCATAGTATTTCGGGGTGCCGGTAGACGACGGGTTGGGGTACGCCTGACGGATAAAGTTAACGTCTTTGTTAAGCAGGTATTCGTAGTTGCCCGAGC